GGCGGGTGCCACGAGTCTTGTACACGCCGCCGCGATACAAGACTCGGGGTTTACGCTGCGAATGCAGATCATCTGGGCAAAGTCGAACTTCCCGATTGGGCGGGGCGACTACCACGTGCGCCACGAGCCGTGCTGGTATGCCGTGCGGAAGGAGAAGGCGGCCAGGCGCACGGACGACCGCACCCAGACGACGCTGTGGGAGATCAACCTCGACAAGAATGTGGAGGGCGGTCACAGCACACAGAAGCCCGTTGAGTGCATGGCCCGCCCCATGCGCAACCACGAGCCGTGCGAGGTCTACGAGCCATTCTCCGGCTCCGGCACCACGATCATCGCCGCCGAGATGCAGGAGCGGCGCTGCTGGGCCATGGAGATCGAGCCGCGCTACGTCCAGGTGGCGCTCGAGCGCTGGGAGCGCTTCACGGGCGGCAAGGCGCTCCAGATCACGGAGGCGGACGAGGCATGACGTGTCCCAAGTGCGGCCGCTGGCGCTGCGAGTGCCCGCCGCCGGCGCCGCCGGCGCCCCCGGGCGATGGCTAGGCCCACCAAGCGCACGCCCGAGGTCGAGGCGGCGATCCTGGCGGCCATCGAGGTCGGCATGACGCGCACCGCCGCGGCCGCCGCGGTCGGCGTCGACCGGCGCACCCTGGCCTCCTGGACGCGCCGTTTCGCGACGTTTCGCGCCGAGGTAGAAAAGGCCGAGGCCCGCGCGGCGCAGCGCATGGTCAACCAGATCGTCACCGCGGCCCGGACCACCTGGCAGGCCGCCGCCTGGTTCCTCGAGCGCCGCTACCCCGAGGATTGGGGGCGCCGCGAGCGCGTCGACGTCTCGGTCGACATCAGGCGCGAGGCCGAGCGGCTGGCCGCCGAGCTCGGCGGGGTGAGCGCGGACGAGATCATCGCCGAGGCCGAGAGGATCGCCTCGGGCCACCGTTGACCGCGCTCGAGCGCCAGACCCCCGAGGGTCGGGCGGCGACGATGCGCCTGGCCGCCGCGGTGATCCGCCGCCGGCGCGAGCTCGCGGCCCAGGAGGAGGCGGCGCGTCTCGCCGCGGCGGAGGCCGACGCGTCCCGCGAGGCCCTGGACGACGGCCCGAAGCCGTTCACCCTCGAGCACTGGAAGGCCTGGACGGCGCAGCTGGTGCTCGACAGCGGCAAGCTCATGGTGACCGAGCCGTTCCAGGACGCCTTCGTGGCCGACGTGTTCGCCGGCTTCCAGGAGTGCTGGTTCGTCGTGCCCGAGGGCAGCGCCAAGACGACGCTCGCCGCGGCCCTGGCGCTCTACGTGGCCGAGTTCCGGCCCTTCGCGGCGATCCCGGTCGCGGCGGCGAGCCGCGAGCAGGCCGAGATCGTCTACCGGCAGGGCGAGGGCTTCGTGCTCCGGACCGACCGGCTGAAGGCGCGCGTGTTCAGCGCGATCCAGCAGGCGCGCGGCCGGCGCAAGCTCGAGGTGCCGGCGTTCGTGTGCCTCGAGGGCTACCGCCGCATCAACCACGTCAACGGCGGCCGGATCCAGGTCTACGCGGCCGACGAGAAGACGGGCGACGGCGTGATCCCCGACTTCGCGATCATCGACGAGCCGCACCGCCAGCCCGACCTGAGCCTCTACCGGACCTGGGCCGGCAAGCTCGACAAGCGCGGCGGCCAGCTGATCGCCATCAGCACGCGCGGCGAGCCGGGCAGCGACTTCGAGGAGACGCTCACCAAGATCCGCGAGTCGGCGACCGACGTCGTGCGCGACGGCTCGTTCACCCGCTACGTCTCGGGCCGGATCGTGCTCCACGAGTGGGCGGTGCCGGAGGGCGCCGACGTCGACGACATGGTCGTGGTCAAGGCCGCCAACCCCCTCAAGGCGACCACGATCGAGGCGCTCCAGGCCAAGCACGACAGCCCGACCGAGACCCGGCACCACTGGCTGCGGTTCGCCTGCAACCGGCCGACGCGCGACGTCGACGCCTGGCTGGGCGAGGACGGCGAGAAGATCTGGGCCGACCTCCTGGCGCCCTACACGTTCGTCCTGGGCGCGCCGACCTGGGCCGGCGTCGACGTCGGCATCAAGCGCGACAGCACCTGCATCGTCGCGGTCCAGCGGGACGAGAAGGGCGAGCTCCACGCCCGGGCGCGCTTCTGGATCCCCAAGCCCGACGAGCCGGTCGACGTCACCGACGCGATGGCCTATCTCCGCGAGCTCGCCACGCGATACGATCTGCGCGCGGTGAGCTACGACCCGAAGTTCTTCGACGTTCCGGCCAAGATGCTCGCCGACGAGGACCTGCCGATGATCGAGATCCCGCAGAGCGTCGAGCGGATGACGACGATCTGCGGGACCCTGCTCGAGGTCATCAAGCGCAAGGGCGTCCACCACAACGGCGATCCCGAGCTCGCCCGGCAGGTCCTGGGCGCCGTCGCGCGCTACAACGAGCGCGGCTTCACCCTCCACAAGAGCAAGTCTCGCGGCCGCATCGACGGCGCCATCGGCCTGGCCCTCTCGGTCGACCGAGCCGTCCAGGTGGAGAAGGCGCCCAAGCGGCGCAGAGTCTGGAGCTACTGATGCCGTACGACCCCGCGGTGAGCGCGAAGTGGTTCAAGCAGCTGGGCACCATCCTCGACGGGCGGCAGGGCCAGATGCAGCTGCTCGAGGACTACTACCGCGGCAACCATCCGCTGCTCTACGCGAGCTCGCGGTTCAGGGCGGCCTTCGGCAACATGTTCATGGGCTTCAGCGACAACTGGTGCGGGATCGTCTGCGACGCCCTCGACGAGCGCCTCGACGTCGACGGCTTCCGGATGAGCAGCGACGCCGGCGACGCGGCCGACGACGACGCCTGGCGGATCTGGCAGGCCAACGGCCTCGACGCCCAGAGCCAGATGGCGCACCACGAGGCCCTGGTGAAGGGCTACAGCTACGCCCTGGTCTGGGCCAACCCGGACGACGACGAGACCCCGCTGATCACGATCGAGGACGCCCGCGAGATGGTCGTGGCGCTCGAGCGGGGCACCAGGAAGCGGCTCGCCGCCCTGAAGCGCTGGCAGGACGACGACGACGCCAAGACCACCTACGCGACGCTCTACCTGCCCGACCGGATCGAGAAGTGGGTGAGCGCCAAGGGCCAGACCGCGGCCTCGGGCTGGAACGGGCCCAAGGGCTACGCGCCGCGGCAGGTCGAGGGCGAGGCCTGGCCGCTGCCCAACCCGCTCGGCGTGGTCCCGGTCGTCCCGTTCGTGAACCGGCCCAACCTGCGCGGGAAGGGCGAGAGCGAGCTCAAGGAGATCGTGCCCATCCAGAATGCGGTGAACAAGCTCACCCTCGACATGCTGGTCGCCGCCGAGTTCGCCGCCTACCGCCAGCGCTGGGTCACGGGCATGGACATCCCGATCGACCCCGACACCAACAAGCCCGTCGAGCCCTTCAAGAGCGCGACCGACCGCCTGTTCGTGGGCGAGGACAAGGACACCAGGTTCGGCTCGTTCGAGGTCACCGACCTGGCGAATTACACGAACGCGATCGACAAGCTCATCGGGCACATCGCGTCGATCACCCGGACGCCCTCCCACTACTTCATGGCCGGCGCGACCGGCTACCCGTCGGGCGAGACGCTGAAGGCGGCCGAGACCGGCCTGGTGCGCAAGGCCCTCCGCCGGCAGCGCTACTTCGGCGAGTCGTGGGAGGACGTGATCCGCCTGGCCTTCATGGTCCTCGAGGACCCGCGGGGCGAGGTCACCGACAGCGAGACCATGTGGCGCAACCCCGAGAGCCGCAACGACGCGGTCCTGGCCGACTCGGCGGTGAAGCTCGGCTCGGCGCCCATCGAGCTCCCCCAGGAGATGCTGTGGGAGATCATCGGCCTGACGCCCAAGCAGATCGAGCGGGCCAAGGCGCTCCGGAAGGCCACGGCCGAGGAGGAGCTCCCCAACAAGGGCGAGCCGACCACCCTGCCGATCATCCTGCCGTCGGGCGACGTCGCCGACGTCACCAAGGGCGTGGGCGGCGAGCCGGGCGAGCCTGACGCGGACGACGCCGCGATGGCCGCGATGATGGCCGCGAGGGGGCGCCCGGTGATGCCGCCGGCCGCCGGCGGCGGGCGCAACGGGATGCCCGTCCTGGCCGCCACGGGCGCCCCTGCGGCGAAGGCGCCGCGATGAGGCCCGTGAGGACCACCGCGAGCAACGCGCGCCTGCCTGGGGCCAAGACGGGCGCCGACGCGTGGGTCCAGCGCACGAAGGTGCTCCTGCCCGGCGCCCTGGGCATCCCCACGCCGATCCCGGTCGCCTACGTCGTGTTCGAGCCCACCCCGGCCGAGCGCGAGGCGCACGATGAGGCGCAGGTGTGGGCTGGCATCCTGAACGCTGCCGAGTCGGTCACGGACCTCGGAGGCGTGGACCCGTTCGCGCGGCAC